TAATGTTAGAGATGATCATATCGCCGTCGGTGATGCTGTATCAGTACATTTCAAAACAAAATTCTAGGACAAAAAGATGGCCGGGAGACTTTTCGATAAATTAGAACAAGAAGCGTTCAGAGCTGGTATAGCTGCTAGAACAAAAGCTTCTATGGATTGGTTTCAAGCCAATGCAAGTAATGTAAGAGTCTCCCGAAAATCCTTAATTGCTGATGGACCAACAAGAGCTCGTCAAGTATATGGAAGTATGTACAATTTTCAATATGATCCAAAAACAAAAAAACAATTACCATATTATGATAGATTTCCGTTATGTATTCCTATACAACCCGCTCGTGATGGATTTCACGGATTAAACTTACATTATGTTGCTCCAAATATCAGAGCACAATTTTTAGATACTTTAATGGACATAACAAATAACGATAAATATGATAGAACAACTAAAATGAGATTAAAATATCAAGTAATGAAATCAGCAAAGAAAATGAGATTTTTTAAACCATGTTTTAAGCATTATTTATCTAAACACATTAAATCTAAACTATTATTAATAGAACCAGCTGATTGGGAGATCGCTATCTTCTTACCAACAGAATCATTTAGAAAAGTTAGTAAAGATAGCGTATGGAAAGAAAGTAGGAAGGCATTCTAATGAACATAAATCGTTTCATGGCAAATATAGATAACATGACTAGAACTAATAAGTTTACTGTAAACATATTTGGACCATCTGGATTATCAAGACAATATAAAGATATCTTTGGAACTGGGTTATTAGATTCAGCTAGATTGGCCATGGGTAAAACTACTGCACCAGTTAGACCTATGGATGGTGAAGAAGCCGATGCCGCGGATCTTGCTCACGCGGCCGCGGGTGGTACTCCAGGTAGTACCTGGGAATCAGGTTGGAACGATAACCACGGCGTTGAAGAAGTTGTTGTTACTGCTCCACTTTTGACTAGAAAGTTAGAGTGGAAAACGGGAACAAGTAATTTTAGTATGAGAGGCCTCCGTTGCACAAACATTACATTACCTGGTAAATCATTTATCACAACACCACACACTACTTATGCTGGTGGTCCAAAATCAAATCGAATTCAAGGTGTAGATTATGAAGGTGGTCTTCTTTCAATGACCTTTTTGTGTGATCATGCATTTGAAGATAAAGAAAGAATTGAATTATGGCAATCATTTATTCATGATAATGCATTCTTTTATCAATATTATGATGATTATGTGGGTAGGGTTCAGATTCAACAAAATGGCCAAGACGGCCTTCCAGTCTATGCTGTTGAACTACACGAAGCTTGGCCTCAAGCAATACAAGCACAAACTTTAGATGCTGCGTCAGGTGAGATTCAGAAGTTAACAGTTTCTTTTGCTTATAGAAATTGGACATCATCTTTCAATAGAACACCATCAGGATTATTAGATGGATTTCTTAATAAACATCTGAGAAAAATTGATACTAAAATTAGTAGAAAGTTAGATAAATTATTAGGCTTCTAATTCTGATATAAATACTTTCTTTATAATATATACAGAGGAAATAAATTATGAGTTTACCAGTAATTGAAACGCCAAGATATCAGCTAACACTTCCAATAACAGGAAAAGAGCTTAGTTATAGACCTTTCTTAGTAGGAGAACAAAAAGCTCTCTTAATAGCACAAGAAAGTGACGAATCCGTTAATTTGTCTAAGGAAGCTTTAAGATTAGTTCAAAAATGCATTGATGATGATATTGATGTTAATGATTTGCCTATGGCAGATGTAGAAGTCTTATTTTTAAATATTAGAATTAAGTCTGCAGGAGAAACTGCCGATATTCAAATAGAATGTAGTGAATGTAATGAGTATAATGGTATTAAAGTTGATTTAACTCAATATATCGTTATTAAACCAGAGATAATACCTGATAATAATTTAAAATTAACAGATTCTATATCTATAGTATTGAAATATCCAAATATAAAAGAGCTTACTTCTATTGAAAGTAGCAAAGAAGAATATGATATAATGTTTGATATAATTAATTTCACAATAGATAAAATTATTAATGGTGATGAAGTGTTAACTAGAGATGATTTTTCTAATGAAGAATTAGATAAATTTATAGAAGGAATGTCTGTAGATACTCTAGATGTAATAAATAAATTTATGAATTCACAACCATCTCTAGAGTTAACTACTGATTTTGATTGTGATAAATGTGGTAAGTTTAATGTAAATACTATGGCAGGGCTTGAGTCTTTTTTCGTCTAGGCCTCTCTCATGAAACATTATATAATTACATCCATACTAATTTTGGATTAATTCAACATCATAAATATAGTTTAACAGAACTAGAGAATATGATACCTTGGGAGAGGGAAGTATATGTCCAACTGTTAGTTAAATGGTTGGAGGAAGAAGAAAGAAGAAGAAAAAGTCAAATGAACAAATGAGGTAATTAAAAATGGCTAGAGAAGATCAATTTCAGGGAGATATGTCCCGAAACGAAGTAGAGATAGACTTAAAGAAATTTATGTCTATGGTTTCTGAAATAGGGGAACTGAAACAAGAAATATTTGAATTAACAAATGATGATAGAAAAAATCCATGGCAAAAATGGATATTCTTTGCTAAAATGATAGACGCATGGAGAGTAATACCAAGATTATTTTTAGGTGTATATGTATACTTACTATACTACTCAACATTCTGGTTTATGGATTTAGTAGAACCATCAATAGAACAATCAGGACTTATCAGTATCTTAGTCGGTGCTGGAGCTGCTTGGTTTGGTCTGTATGTTAATTCAGCAGCAAAAGAACATGGGGATCAAAACCCTAACTAAAACTAATTAAGATATAAATACTTAACATGGCAGATGAAACAACAACTCCGGGTGAAGGTCGAGATAGTCCATTATATAAACTGACGCAAAAGGTTCTGACCGCAACGGAAGGACATGCGCTTATAGCTAGAGCTGATTATCTAGAACGGAAAAGAGTTGACAAAGAAGCTATAGTAGCGGCTAATAAAGCTGCCTTGGAGCAAGCTAGAACCGATACTTTTGCTAAACAACAACAAGGACAAGAAGTTATGTTGTCTAGAGATGGTCAGCTGCAGACCCACAAGGGTAATAAGTCTCTAGTGACAGTCGCGGAATCTATAAAGAAACTTGAAACTCATAAAGAAGAAGGGAAAACCGATGCAACATCATCTGATGTAGGTGGGTTGCGAGCTGTTGCAGAAAATACTAAAAAGACTGTTGAAACTACAAGTGATAATGAAGTTGGTTGGTTAAAACAATTAAGAACCAACGCCCACCAAGCTTGGGAAAAACAAGGTAATATGGAAAACCTATTCGAAACAATGAAAGCCGATGGTAGTTTATTGTTAGGTCGATTTAGTGCGTTAACAAACTTACCATTCTTTAATACTGTTAAAACTCTTTTAGCTGTTATGGCCAAAGCATCTCTAAGGCTGCTCTGGTTCGTGGGAACACAGCTAATGGGATTTGTGAGCTGGCTGTTTAAACAGATTACAAAAGATAGGAAAGCACAAAAAAAACTTAGAAAAGATAGAGCCAAGTTTAATAAGAAAGATGGAGACTATAGAACAAAAGAAGGCAGAGCTATTCGAAAGCGAGAAAAAAAGCTAGGAATGAAACCTAGTAAAAGAAAAGATGGCAAAGCAGAACGCCGTATGCCACAGTGGATCAAGAAAATACAAAAAAGCCTTAAATCAATGTTGAAGTGGGTCAAGAATTTATCTGGTCCTAAAAAATTCGTGTTACTTATTGCAGGTGTGTTTCTTTTAGGTTACCTGTTGAAAGACTGGATTATGAAGAAGTGGAAGGATGTGAAAGATTTTGTCATAAACTTCTGGCCGAATTTCAAAGAAGCTATGAAAACTTGGTGGTATGGGACAAAGGCGGGAAATGAAGCCGTTGCAACGGGACTAATAGAGAAGAATACTTGGAATCCATTTGAAAGAAGAAATGTTGACCCCAACAAGCTTGAGGATGCTACTACAGAACAATTAAAAGCTATAGCTATAGAAAATCAAATTCATCCAGACAGTATTAAAGCAATCTTTCAAGAATTAGATTCTCGAGGTGAGGATCTTGGTGAGCTCGAGCTTCCTGACCTAGGAATAGGAACCAGCCATAAATGGATAAGATTTACAGAATCATGGAAAGAATTTGATAAGGATACACTACCGCCTCTTATTCAACATCAAAACGAAATAGATGAATGGGCCCCGCCGAGCTCATCAACTTATCCTTGGGAAGCACCAGTTAATATACAAAATAATCATAATACTTATAACAATAATAAGAGCTCTTATAAAACACACTCATATTCTGTTGATCCACAAACAGTGCCTGGAAGCTATACATAGTTAAAGAATTTTGTATAGATGAAAAAACTAGCCCCGCTTCCCGCCGTTAATTCTGATATCTCCTGCCGCATTAGATATCTTTCCTCATTGAATATTAAGAATCCCCATTCTTAATTGTCCCGTCTTCTATTAGATAATTATGAAGACTCATGACCTGACACGAAGGCCATTCCCATATCTCTGATTAGGTTATAGTATTTATAACTTAATTACTGATCATTCGCAAGTTTTTCAAAATAACTCATAGTAGAATCACTAGAATCATCTGAATTACTTACAGGTGTCGGTGTATCAGCCCACGGCTTATCAGCAGCTGTTGCTGTTTGACCAACCGTGTTATCATCTGCTATTGTTTCTGCAGTAGCATTTGATACTTCTACTCCTGTCAATCCTAAAGCTCTATCTAATTGAGCTTTCAATTCATCATAAGATTTAAATTGATCAGGTGCAATCAACTCTGCTAAAGAGTGCTGCTTGTTGTAGATACCTTCTAAAACAGAATCGTCTTCTGAGATAGGAGCTGGACTTGCGAACTCTGATTTATCATAGTTCCAATATCCATCTACTTTTCTGACTTTAAGTTTAAAGTCAGCACCTTCCCACATATCAAATGGATTGATAGGGTTCTCGTCCTCGAACTGAGGTTGCATTACATCTTTGACTTTCTCAAAGATTTTTTTACCGAAACGATAAAGCATTACTTTACCTTCGTTCTCAGGATGGGTAGGATCTGATACGACCATAATATTGGCTACATAGTGTAGTCTTCTTTTTTGTCGCCTTGCTTGATCCTTTTGGGCTTCATCTCCACTGTTCCATAGTTGAGTATTATACTCGCTTATAGGACAATTTTGATTAAGGGTTGTTAAAGATTTCTCTATTAACCAACCACCTGGTCCTTGAAAACCATGATCCCAATATTGGACCCATGGAAGTTCTTCTCCGTTGGCTGCTGGTAAGAAACGAAGAACTGCGTAACCATTACCAGATTTATCTAGTTCAGGTTTCCAGAATCTATCGTCACCATAGGATTTCTTTTCCGAAGTCTCTTTTTCAAGAGCTGTTTGAAGTTTGTCGAATCCGCCTCGACTGCGTTTAAGTTCATTAAATGACATTTTATCTCCTTGTATTTATTTTATTATTGTATTTAATATTATCCACTTTATTCATTATGTAAAACTATTATATGTTAACGGTTTTTTAATTCCGTCATTATATATAGTATAATTGACATCTTCAAATTTGTCAATCACCTTTTTTATCTGTGCTTCTTGTGTTCCTAATAAGGAGTTAGGATCACTAGTTCCAACCCTCAAGCGAGAAGTTTCTTTCTCTCTTTTATAGGCATTAGTTCCAGCATAGATATTCTGATAAGTATCATCTTGAAAGTTCCATATCGAATCGAAACCAACAAGACACACTTCATCAAAACCCATTATGGAAGCCTGAGCCATAGCCTGACTTCCCGCAAAGAAGTTAACACTAAATCTAGTATCATCTTCTGTGCCTTTCATATTCTGTATTTTCCATCGTGAGTCTACACCCACTACATGAACTTCCATGATGTTTGATACATCATCTTGAAGTCCGAATATCCAACATTCACTCCATCTGTCTAAATCAGATTCTTTAATAGTGAATGAAGGATCAAAACTTGTAAGAATTACATCTTTCATATCTTTAGGTATTGGATCAAAGTCTGGAAAGATACATTCATTATCTTTCGGATATTCTGTCTCACATATCTCTTTAATGATAGTAGAATCACCAGACACTAAATAATCAGGACTGTAATCTCTAAACAGTGCGTTACACCCAAATGTAGTTCCATCAAGTGTATCTAAATCTAATCCCTTTCTAGAAGGACCGTTTCCTATTATATAAGCTATAGCCATACTTCTCTTATTGGCTTTCTTAATTTTAACGCATCTATTTCAATAAATGGTTTTAACTTAACTAACTTGTCTCTCACTTTAGGCCAAATAAATTGTTCTTGTATTAATTCATCAAAATCACCGAACACACCAAACATATATTCAAATGCAATAAAAGTTTCGGCTGTTATCTTCTTACCCAAGTATTCTTTTAAGACAGGTGGGTGTTGACCATTCTCACATTCTAAGACCACATCAATATCTGTATATACATCTTGTAAGTATTTCATGTCTTGTATGATACAGTATGACAATTTTTGTTTTCTCTTTTTAAATTCTTTATAGTTCTCAACACATTCTTGATCTAATAAATTCTTTACATAGTATTTCTGTTGTGAAAGATTAGCAACTAGGAAATCTCTAAGTTCATCTCTATGTTCTCTAGCTAACTTAGCAAAGTGATATTTATCATTTCTTTTTAGAAATGCTGGTAACTTTACTGGAACTTTACCATTATACTTAAAGAAGTCATACGACTCTGTATTAAAATGATTATTAATAGCTAAATATAAACAGTAAGCATCAAATCCTTCACGACTTGTCATTAATATAATCTAGGCCTACCCAATGTGTTATTGTTTAATTGATTAAGCTGTTCTCTACGAATAGCTTCTTTCTTTTTTCTCTGTCTCTTTTGAGCTGGTTTTTCGTAATACTCTCGTTTACGAACTTCTGCAACGATACCTGCTCGTTCACATTTCTTCTTAAACCTTCTAAGTAAAATATCAAATGGAACAGGTCCATCAAATTTCTTTTTCTTTTTAAAGTGTTTTCTTTGTTGATACGATTTTTGTTTTTGTGGTCTCATAATTTATATTGGTAATTTCGCGTTTGATTCTTCTTTTAAAAATCTTAGACTAACTGCCTCAGCTTTAATCTTCTCTTTTAGGGGAGGAGTTATTAATCCTTTTACTGAGTCAGGTTCTAGATGGTTCTCTTGACAAAAATGAACTATAGCATCTATATAAGTAAGATGTTTATCTATTACTAATTGTTCAACTGAATTTGTAAACTTCTTTTTAGTTAAGATCATATATCTATTATACTACAAATTTCTATTCTGTCAAGGCCTCGGTGGGCCATTGTGTCCCATCATAGGATCATAGCTCTCTATAGCTTTATGAATAGCTTCTTCTGCTAATACAGAACAATGTAATTTGATTGGTGGTAATTGAAGAGCCTTTGCTATGTCTTTATCTTTAATTAATTTTGCTTCTTCAATAGTTTTACCTTTCAACATTTCTACGAACATAGTGCTTGAGGCAATTGCTGAACCACAACCATATGTTTTAAACTTAACATCTTCTATGATATCTCCGTTCATCTTCATGTCTAACTTCATTACATCACCACAAGAAGGAGCTCCTACCATCCCTGATATAACAGAAGCATCAGAAGGATCAAATCTTCCGACGGAATGTTTTTCTGGATTTTTGAGGACTGATTCAAATCGTTCTACTACTTCTTTACTATATGCCATATTTCTTAATTGATTTCATGAATGTAAGGATATCATTGTTATAAATATATGTTGGAAATCATTTAGATTTTCATTATAACTATTTATAAACAAAGGATACTCCAATGAATATTAGACAATCATGGAGTAGACACGGCGAAGAAGTAAAGGCTTCCACGGCCTCTTTTATTGAGATAGTGTTTGTGACTTTAGGTTGTTTATCACCTGTAATCATAATCATGTTATCTAATATATAAGTAAGTGGATTCATAATAGAACTTAGGCACTACTCCTATAAACCAAATTCAGTTTTATACTGACT